TGCCCAGCTCATACATCTGCCGCTGGCGGAAATTGAGCAGATCGAGCCGCAGTTGCTTCTTCTGGTAGACACGGACGCTCGGCATGCATCGTCCCCAAGGACTTCCGCGCAATTGACCGGAAGTCTCCATGACCCGCAAACGAATTCCGGACAATTGTCCGGAATTCGGCTCTCTGGAAACACAGGCCCACTTGTGGAAGATCTTCCACAAGTCAAGCCGTCTTGCGGAGCCTGAGCACGGCGGCGCCCTCGGCGTCGGCCTCGATGTCGAACACCTTGTAGCGCGCGCCTTCGATTTCGACCTCGTCGCCACGGGCGGGCGCCGCGGGCAAGTCCGCCAGCCGCACGAACAGCACCGCATAAACGCCTGGCGAAGCGTCCTCGGCCTCCCGCGCCGGCTGAAACACCGCACGGATGGATGCCTCGCCGCCAGTCTCCGGCAAGTAGGTGACCTCTCGCCCAAAGACCCGCAGGCAGGCCTCGTCCATCCGGCTCACCTGACCGGCGAATGTCATCAGGAGAGGAACGCTCCGTTCAGCCGCACGCGGCCCGTGGCGTCGCCATCGGCTGCCGCCCGCACTGCCACGCCAATCAGCTTGTTGCTGGTCGAAGTCTTGGTGACGCGCTTGTTGGTATTGTCCCAGTAGATCAGCGCGCCCTGCGACCAGCCAGTGCTCGCGCCAGTCTCGCGGACCAGATCGAAAACGCCGGCCACCTGGAACTCGCCGTCTTCGCCGCTCGCCACATCGGTTGCGGCCACGCCGAAGATGGAGCCGACCAGCGCTCCGCCGCCCGAGCTCACCGCGTAGGGCGCGGTGAGCGTCAGCGTCTCTCCACGTTGAATGAAGTTCTTCATCGCTCAGCCTCCTTGTTAGCTGCCCACGTTCTTTTGGAGCCCGCGCCAGTCGATCGCCTTGGCCCCAAAATCGAGCCGGGCCTTGATCTCGACGCCATCCACGTCGAAGCCCTGACGGGTCTCGATGTAGACGCCGTCCTGGCCTTCGAGGTAGGCGTACTCGATCGTGTCGATCTGATCGGGCGAGGCGAACAGATACCAGGCCGTCGTGCTCGCCGCATCGAGCCGCGGCTCGGCGATCGGCGTCAGCGCGCGGATGTAGTCCGGCACGAGGTCGGTCGATTTCGCGGGCGCGAGATTCGGCGCGATCATCTGGAAGGCCGTGAGTTGCAAGGCCACCGGCACCACCAGGTAGCGAGGCTGCACGTTCAGCACCGTGACGCCGTCGAGGCCCTTCTGCTTGGCCATCGCCGCCATGCCCGCTCCGAGGCCGGCCAAGGCCAGCGCGCTGCCCGCGCCGGTGTTGAGGTTCGCGTGGTTGGCATGAAACAGCGTCACGCCGTCGCCCATCGCCGGGTTCGAGGTGATGATGCCCCACACGGTGTCACTTTCGAGCGTCGCCGCCGCCACGCCGAAGCCAGCCGGGATGCGGGTAAAGGCGCTGAGGTCGTCGTTGATGATCGTCTGGCGGGTGATCGAGACGATGCGGCCGTAGGTGGCGAGCTTGTAGGTCTCCTTCGATTCGGCGATCGAGCCGTGCGTGAACTCGCCCTTCTCGTTGACCTTCATCAAGCTCGGCGCTTCACCCAACTGCACGGCGTTGATGTTCTTGAAGTCCACCGCCGACCGCCGCCGCGAGAACGGCAGGAAGGTGCGCGGGTAGGCTTCATAGGCCTGGCGCAGCGTTTTGTTGGCGACGTCGGCGAGGATCGAGGGGAAGTCCGAGGTCGAGAGCGCGAGCTTGGCGATTTCGTGGCGCGGCAGGCGGCGCGTGCGCGTGCCGGAGAGTTCCAGACACTCGCGCGCCAGATCGAGCAGCGTCTGCCCGGTCCAGTCGCGGCCGAGGTCGTCCTTCAAGGGGAAGACCGCCGGATCGTAGCGGTGCAAGAGCGCCGCCGTGATCCCGGCGCGGCGAGTCTCGGTCTCATCGCGCGTAACCACGGCGGCCGCGCTGCGGATCGGCATGCGCTCGTCCTCTTCAGCCCGTTTGTCGAGCGCAAGCTTGCGGAACTCTTCGACCGGCGTGCCAACCTCGATGTGCTGCGACACGAGCGTTGCATCGAGGCCAAGCGTGCGGCCGACCTTTTCGATTTCCCGGATGCGCGCGCGTTCGGCCAGTGCCGCAGCCTGCCGCTCGGCATCGAGGTTGATCTTCAGTTCGTCACGGGCCTCTTCGCCCGTGGCGGTAACGATGGTTTCATCCATCTTCTGCTCCTGTGGGCCAGTTGCCCGTTGAAACCTGAATCCCGCGCCGGGGTCGGCGCCGATGGGCACAAGCGAAACCTCCTCGGGTTCCCAATCGGTCACCAGCACCTGGCGCGGCTTTCCTTGAGAAGCGGCTCCTTGCGGCGTGACATCTTCGACCGCGTGAATCGCCACGCCCATCGAGGCGTTGCGCAGGATGCCGTCCTGGACGTCCTGCCAGATGGGGGCCACGTCGGCGCGGTTCGAAAAGCGGACCGTCGCCTTACCCTGGCCGTTCTCGATCCAGGCCCGCGTGATCACGCCGATGACGTCGTCGACCGTGAAGTCGCGGTGCGAGTTGAGCAGCGGCGCCGATCCACTCGCCAGGCGGCCCATGCGGATCGCGCCCGGCTCCATCGAGAAGCGCATCTCGAAGGGGCCGCGCGCGTCATAGCGGCGGACGGATGCGCCCGTGTACCAGGTCAGCGTCGCCGTGCGTTCGTCGCGGTCGGCTGGCGCGAGCGCCTCACACTTCGCTTCCAGCCGTTCTCTGGTTGGGGTCATTCTGAAGCTCCTTCTGTTGCGCGCCGCTCTGCGTCACGCGGCGCGGATCGCAGTCGAGTACAATGCCGCGCTCATCAAGCAGCCGGTTGATCTCGTCGATCTGCTCGAGCTGCGCGTCGGGGTCGTAGCCCTGCTCGGCAATCGCCTGGCGCAGCGTGAGTGTGCCCGTGCGCAGGCGGTTCAGCGTGGCGACGGAGTCTTTGTAGGGGTCGACGCTGCCGAAACCCGGCGGCGTCCACTCCGCGCGGAACGGCCCAGGCTCTGGAATCGCGCCGGCGGCGTAGGCCACCGTGAGAAAGCGCTCCCAGACCGGCGCGCACAGCATCGGGATGAAGGTCAGCCAGCGGAATCCTTCAATACCGTTGCGGAAACTGAGCAATCCCGCGCGGTAGCTCGAGTAGTTGACGCGCGAAAGATCCCCGGTCAACTGCTCGTAAGTGAGCTGCAATCCCGTGGCGATCTGCGCCTGCTTCGCCGCCACGTAATCCCGATAGCCCGCCGACGCCGACGGCGAAGCAAACGTGATCTCCTCGCCGGGCTTCAGGTACTCGATCATGCCCGGCTCGAAGCTCTCGACCCGCTTGCCGGTAGCTGCGTCGGGAACACTCGGCGCAATCGGCGGGCCGTCCGGCCCTTGCGGCTGCGTCACGAAAGCCGCGAAGCAGGCCTCGATCTTCTTGCGGACCAGTTCGGCTTCCTCGTACTCATCGAGATCGCGCAACGTCACCACGACGGGTGCAAGCCACGGCACCCCGCGCACCTGGCCGGGCCGGTCCTTGCGGTAGATGTGCAGAACCTCGCTCGCCGGCACACGGATGGATTGCATCGAAGCCCCGCCGCGCACACCGGTCTGCACGACGTCGCCCGGATGCTGGCCGTAAAGCCAGTAGAAGATGCGCCGGCCGACCAGGTTGAACTCGATGCCCTGGATGATGTAGCCCGTATCGGTCTTCTGCGTCTTGGTGTGGTCGAGGTAGTCGGGCTCAAGCACTTGGAGCTGCAACGGGACCGTGAGACCGTCGCTTTCGCGCCGTTGCCGGAAGCGCACCAGGCACTCGCCGCTTTCAAATACGGTCCGTGCGATCAGCGCCTGAAGACCATAGAAGTCAAGCTGCCCGTCGGCGTCGCACTCCTCGACCCATCCGGCCCAGACGGCGTTGATCAGACGGTCCATTTCCGGTTCACCGCTTCGCGCCTGCGCCGTAATGCCCGTGCCGATAGCGTTGCCCACGATCTCGGCCACCGCGCGCGCCGCGTAGGCGTTGTTGCGGATCAGGTCGCGCGAGCGCTCCCGCAACTTCGCAAGGGCCACCAAAATCTCCGCGTTGGCCGAGTTGCCAGTGGTAACCCACCCTCCAGTGCGGCGGTCGGTCCGCGCGCCCTCGTAGGCCAGGCGCACCAGGCCGGCGGCGCGGCGTGCGCGCAGCCGGCGCAGGGCCGTTTCGGGTGAAACCCATGCGATCGCCTTGTCGAGCCAGTTCATCCTTTTGAGGTCTGGGCAAATGAGAAGCGGTCCGTCGCCGTGCCGGATTCGGCCGCCAGCGCTTCGCGAATCACGGCGCGCGCTTGGAGAAGCTCGTCCATCGAGCGGTAGGTCACGATGCGGTCGCCGAAACGAACAGTCAGTTCGCCGCTGGCGATGGCCGCTTCGATGGCATCGAGTTGTTGCTGCGTCCAGGCCACTCAGGTTCTCCGCCGCTTGAAGTAGAACGTCGCCCGGGTGCCGAACTCACGCACGACCGTGACCAGTTCCCACCCTTGCGCGCCGTATTCGGCGAGCACGGCCGTCGATTCCGCTTCGGTCGTGACCACGAGGTATTCCCACGCCTGCGCGGTTGCCTGCATTTGGCTTCTGACTTTCATCGCGTGAGCCACTTCCTTCCCCGGTCACCGAGCCACTTTGCGCGGTCGGTGTCATCCTCCGGCACGGGCCGTGGCCGGTTCGCCGCCAGGATCCGGTCGGCTTCGTTGTCGAGGGACAGTCCCATCGATACGAGCGCCCGCAGCGCGGCGTAAGCGTAAACGCGCGCGTCGAGCGCCTCCTGCCGCACGCCAGGCTTCGGCCGCCACTCGCGCCTGGGCTGGCCCTTGGCATATGTCGTCACCAGCACCTCGCCGAGCAGTTGCTCGAAGTACGCCTCCTCGCGACCGGCCGGAAAGTGCGAGTAGCCGGGCGTGCCTGGCGTTGGGTTCCTGAGCCGCCCGTAGATCGTCTCCTTCGCTGTGTCGGTACCGACGATCCATGGCTTCTCACCGCGAATGTTCTTCGCCGTGGGCTTGCGCTGCCACACGGGCAGCGGACCGCCCTTACCCTTCACTGCGAAGATGCGCCGGTGATAGCGCGTGCGGCAGAACTCATACACCGCCTGCGATTCGTAACCCGAGTCGATCGCGCACGCAGCCACGGGCAACGAGATGCCGGTCTCGTGCGGCCAGCGGCGCTCAAGATACGTGTCCAGTTCCTGCCAGACCAGCGCGCCCGAAGGATCGCCCGGTAGCACGCGGTATTCGATCGACCATGATTCTTCGCCGCGTCCCCAGCCGACCAGTTCCAATTCGATCCGGTCTTTCTGCACATCGACGCCCGCCGTCAGCACCACCGCGCCATACGGCACAGCCGCGCGGTAGTGTTCCCTCCGCGCCATGACCGTGGCTTGGTCGACCGTGGTCTCCGCCGCATCGTCCCAGGGCTCGGCGAGCACCGTGTTCACAAACTCGCGCAGCGTCTCAATGGACTTCTTGTCGGCGAGAAACTTCTTCGCCAGCGCGCCCCACTTGCGCCACGGCGAGTACAGGCCGTTGATCCAGAAACCCGCGATGTCGGTGACCTCGGGCCGCGCCGCACGCCACTCGCCGGCTTTGAGCATCCGGTGCTTCTGCCAGTCCGCGATCCGCTGCGAGCAGTGCTCGCAGCGATACTCGGCCTTCTCCGGCACATCCTTGGGCCAGACCAGGTGGCCCCACGCGAGCACCTGAAACGCGCCGCAATGCGGGCACGGCAGCCAGAAGCTCTGCTGGTTCGAGTTGAGCCAAGCCTGCTCGATGCGCGAGGCACCCTTGGTCGTCGGCGTCGAGCACAGCACGACCTTCCGGTTCCAGAAGTTCGCCGTGCGCGTGATGGCCAGGTTCACTGGGTCGCCTTCACTGCCCGCGCTCGCCGGATAGCGGTCCACCTCGTCGAGCAGGCAGTAGCGAATCGAGCGCATGGCCAGACCCGCGGGCGAGTTCGCCGCCGCAAGGGTAATCGAGCCACCCAGAAACTTCTTGTGCAGGATCGTGTTGTTCGAGTCCCGCGAGCGCGCATCGGCCACCTTGCCCCGCAGGCACGGCGTATCGCGCAGCATGGGCGCGAGGCGGTCTTTCGAGAACGCCTCAGCGTCCACCTCGCGCGGTTCGACCAGCAACACGGGCCCGGGGTCCAAATCGATGATGTAGCCGAGGAAGTGCCCCAGAAGGCTGGTCTTGCCGCTCTGCGCGGCCCACATCATGACGACCGTTTCATACGGGCTCGACGGGCCCATGGCGTCCATCACCGCGCGCTGATATGGCGCCCGGTCCGTGCGCCACTCGCCCTTCTCCGCCGCGAATTCCGAACTCAGCCGCGCATTCTGATCGGCCCACTGCGAGACCGTCAGGTCGGGTGGCGGCAACAGCACATCGGCCGCCAGAATCTGGATCTCGTCAACGCGCATGCTGGACGGCTCGATGGGCATCGTGCAGCAGGACGCGCGCCTCCCTCATCAGCACCTCCCACACCTGGCGTTCGTCGGTGAGCGGCGCCACTTCCGGCGCGACGCGGTTCGGCCACGCCATCACGGTCTCCTTGATCGCCACAAGGATGGCCTCGACCCGCTGCCGGAACAGATCCGTCTCCATCAGCCTGCCCATCTTCTGGTCGTACTCGATCTTGCGGAGCCGGGCCTTGAAGACCATGTCGGCGGTCCTGGCCTGGGCGAACGTGGTTCCCGTGGGCGCGGTTTCAACCGGCGCGGCCGCCACGCGTTCCGACACCGGCTCGGGACGGTCGTCGAGCACGGCGTCCGAGGCTGCTGCGTCCACCTTGCCGCCGCGCATGACGAGCACCCCAGCCTTGGCCAGCCGGCTGATGTACTGGCGGCTTTTGCCGCGATGCCGCGCGTATTCGGCCTGGGTCACGAGCCCGTCTGACATGTTAGGCCCTATCT